TCCTGTTATGGTGCTATCTTCTATTACTCCCCTAGCATATATCTTTGCTTCAGCTAGTGTTGAACATCTTTCCACTGAAACAATTAAATACTCGCTTGGACTGTATACATCAATTTCTTCTTCTATTATTGGCTCATACTCAATCATTATCCTTGATGAATCAACTGAATTATAATTATTTACTACTGTTGCCAATACACCAGCAAGTATTACAAAACCTAAATTGGGTAATATCTTTATAAATTCCATATCTTCCTCTCCTTCATTATTGATAAAGTTAATATTAATGCTATTGCAAATATTGACCAATATATTCTTGACATTGAATCAATTACATGGCCATTGAACATCAGATATTCGATTACCTGGTTGTTTCCTTCACTGCCGCTTCCCACAATCCAAGTTTCAAACATTTCGATACCTTTTGTTTCATCAATCATTAATCACTCCACTCATAATAATCACTCATTCTACCAGTATATTTAATGCGACAGGTATCCATTACTATGACAGGATACTTACCTGGTATTATTTCAGCAATCTTATCTTTATACTTTTCACATATTTCCTTAATGTTGAGTGATTCCAATCTCCAATACTCGTTATCTTTAAGTTTTGGTCTTTTCTTCATTACATGCACCCCTTTAAATATCTTTCTGGCTTAATTAGTACAGGAAACTCATTCCTCTTTGTACTGTTCTTGAATCTAGTGGCAGCGATTCTATTATTTCTGCGCTTACGCCACTCTTTGTCGGTCATATTCTTTTTATGATGTTTAGTTCTAGACATTACATCAACCTCTTACAAATCTTTTGAGTTCACTGGGTATACCATCCCAATTACTTTCAAATTTATCCTTGGCAGCTTGCAACGCCATCTCCAAACAATATGTACGCCAGTCTTTATTCATTAGTAAGGCAGCCATCTTATGCATAAATAATGGTGCATCATTGGGATAACTTTGATTCATTCCCTGTTTATGCCAACATACGCAACAATCATCGTGATGTGTATCATGTTCACAATTTTCCATTAGTCTTCCTCCGCTAATATTACTCTAGAGTTCTTACCTCTTTCTGTATAGTCTGTCTCGCGACCCTTCTGATTGAGGTATTTGTGTTCAACATCATAATCATTGAGATTATTACCAGCATCATACACTCCTTGTAAATAACCAGTAATTCTATCAATTCCTTGCTCTGGCGTACCCTTATGATACATCTTTCTTTGCTTACCAGTCAATTTATTTGTAATTGTAACTATGTTCATCTCTGAACTCCTTCCACTGTTTGATTGTTAAAAAATTTGTAAGACCATGATATTATACTCACATGGATTGTGTGTTTTCAGCACGTCTGCTGCAGTCTAAGACTTAAACGGGTTATCTTACTTTCCATACCGTTGTATGCTTATGGGATGCATACCCCAATGTTAAAAGTTTCCTCTTGCACCTCACGCCACTAATCACGTCATGACAACCATTAAGTGGTCCGGATATCTCTTTAACTGCCCCACAGCTATCCTATTGCAGAAGATTACTACAAATAAAATATCAGGCAAAATTGTAGTTCCGATGGCCTATCGCTATGGTCTTACTTCCACATTCTAACGCCTTCAGACGCTGGTTCACACCATACGGTTTCCGAAGAACAGTTGCTATTGGAATGTTAAGGACTAAAGAGGAAATGGTCATTTAAATGTTTACGACCAAGTTATTAAATAAATGGTACTTATACTATATATTAGTAAGTACGTGCGTATGTATCGTTTATCTATTGTGTAGCTGTGTGTACTGTATGTGTACAAAAGGGAGCATGGTATACATAATGCTCCCCTTTGCTGATGGTAATCCCTAGAACTGTACTGCGCCTGGTCCTTGCACTACAAATCTTAGGTTGGTTGCGATGCGGTTATATATCCGTGCATCAGATCTATCCATGAAGGCTGCTCTGGTCCGGAGTATAGCGGCTTTATTATTCGCCTCACGTTTAATCTCGCTAAGAGATTTGTCTGCTAGGCTATCTAACCACACTGTTACCTTATCCTCCTCATCCTTGAGAAGTAAGGCTGATTCCATTGCACTGACCTCTGCTTCTGTGAAGCCTTGAGCCAGTAGTTGCTTTCGTTTTGCTGGGTCCATGTGGACTCCTTTCTGTTAGATTAATAACAACATAAGTTTATAAAAATGAAAAATAACGGTTTTCCGTATATAGGAAATCTCCCCGATAGGGGGTATAAGCGATAATAACGTTGCCTATCAAAATGGTACAAATTTTCAGGAAAACACTATATATAGGGTATACTACTGCTGCTGTACTATTATACTATTATTATATATAATATATATATAGTAAATTAAAATAAGACAATTAGGTAAAAAGTCAAGTAAAAAATAATGCTTGATATAACTTGGTCAAATTATTAGATTGGAGATGAGATGGCAAAAGCTATCAATGAATTGGCTCAACTGGGACTCAGTGAACAAATCGAGGTATTATCTTCTCTATCAAAGAATACAACGATAATTGAGATTGATGGTATCATGTATCCTATACAACAGAAAGTTTTTGACCTGATTGAGTCATTGAATAGTGAACTACTCGAATTAAAGGAGCAACCCTTTGGAGTATCGAAAAATAAAGAAGGTTAGGCATTATGTATATGACAATATTCAAGAATTCAACATTTCAAATCCCGATGTCGAGGTATATGAAAATTGGCGTACCGCTAACGAAGGTGATTGGGTTCATTCTGACGATGGTCGCATTGTCCAGTTACTTAGGGTAAAAAATGAAATCAAACACCCAAACGACAGAAAAAATTACAAGTTTGCCAAAGGTTACGTACGGACAGTTGTCGGCACGTTCCTTAAGCGCAAAACAACTACAATGGACACGGACTTTTCTCAACACGCCAATAGATATACGTTTTCAAAAACAATAAAAAACCCCGCTGACCGCGTTTATAAACGTGAAAAACCAACAAATAAGGAGAAAATTTTCGCAACAAATGTTGCGGTTGGGATGGGACCTGTTAAGGCGTATATGGATGCGTTCAATGAGGATAAAGAGGACACAGCTAAAAGAAAAGCAGCAATACTGCTAAAACAAAGAAGGGTAATTAGAGAAGTGGAAAAAAGTGTAATGGATGTTGCCAAGGAGCTGGGGATTGACCATACATATGTACTACAGTCATTGAAACTATTAGCTGAAAGTACTGATGATGAGAATATTGCATTGCAGTCGCTAAAGGAGATGGGTAAGGCAATTGGAACACTGAGCGGCGGTGTAAAGAAGATTGAAACGGGTGTAATGGGTCTATTTAAGGGCTTTTCACCTGAACAATTGGACGGTGCCGATACCAGAAACTTACTAAAGGAGAAAACAAATGATATGTCCGAGTTGCACGAGTCACCTGGTGATAAAGTACGGAAAGAAGATACAAAAGTCGGGAACGAAGCAGGAGTATAAGTGTAAATCATGCGCCCGTAGATTTTTAACCCCAAGAGAGTCAGTCGTCATTGAAAGGACTGATAACATTGAACCGGGTCGAATATTTTCAGAAAAGTTCAATGATACAATACGAATCCATGCATTAACTGATATACACGTTGGTGCTGTTGAACACGATTTCAGTAAGTTCAATGAAGCAATTGAATTGATTAAAAAGGATGATGATGCCCGTTGGTTTGCCAATGGTGATATTCTTGAACTGATACCTCCCAACTATAAAATAAATCAGCGTGGACAGAATATACCACCAGAAGACCAGTACATGGAATTTGTTGAGCAGGTTGAACCAATACGTGATAAATGCTTATTTATTCGTGGTGGAAATCATGATTATTTGCGTAGTTTCAATATACTTGATTTTGATGTTTGCAAGGTAATGGCAAAGGAACTGAGTGTTCCGTATTATAGATTACCAGGATATTCAAAGATTTCAGTAAAGGGAAAGGATTGGTATTTGGTCAGTGGTCATGGAAAGTCAGGAGCAAAAAACGGCGATTTGGAACTTGATAAGATGGCAGCAGTCTATCCCTGGGGAGATGTATTCTTTCTTGGTCACAATCACCAATTATATGCAAAACCTGTGGATTCGATTGTTGTTGATGACTGCGAAGAGGAAACTTTACGCCGCAGATGGTACATACGTGGCGGTTCTTTTCTACGTTATGCAGACTATGCCAGATATTCGTTCTATCAACTCGTTAGGACTGGATGGGTAACAATTGAATTTTCAGATAATAGAATCAGATGTTGGGAAAACTAATATGAAAATTGAAATGGGTAAACTTGTATCCAATGTTACAATTATAAAAGATGGTGTTGATTTAAAAGAAAGATTTATTGATGTTTTCGAGAATCATCCTCTTACCTATGCTTGGTCAGATGGTGTGAAGAAAATGATATCAATTAAGTTATATGATGAGGTAATGAAGGATGCTAGTAAGTGATTCCGTAAGAATAGTTGAACGCAAATCTCTTGAGAAGATACGAATCGAGACTCCATATGGGGTTATTGAATCTGATTCTGGTAATCATTTTGTTGATATAGGGACAATAGTTCTTATTATACTTGTTTGTGCATTATTGAAATTCAAAGGGGCATTATTACTAAAAAAAATG